CAGTGGGCGGCGGGACACAGGCTACGGCAGCAGCCGATGACTTCCTGCGTGAAATCGAAGACGGTGGCGCTGCCAAGAAAACCAAGCGGTGGTTAGATCAAAGTGCAACGCCGAAGCAGATCGAACATTTGCGAAAGCAGGGCATCGAAGTGGGGTTCATGGACTTCTCATGGACAAAGTATAAAGCCGCATGCATGCTGAACTTCTTGTGGAATAGAACAGTAATTGAAAGAGCAGTGGAGAAATATCTATGAAAGACGCAAGAACACGTTGGTCTGTTTATGATGATGGACTCAAAATCTGGTATGATGGTGAAGTGGTCGCCAAGATACATCCATCAGAATTTAAATATCTTATTTCTGATTTAGCGTTATGGTTAAGACATAACAACGGAGAGGATGTTGGAGATGCCAAGATTTGAACTCGTTCTTTCAATAGCCAAGAGAAGTGACGAACAAGAACTATACACCGAGGAATACGATTACATGTGCTTTTGTAAAGACCTAGGTGACATAGACGAAATTACCAAAACGGTAAATAAAATCGTTCACGAAGAGTTTCTGGAAGACGAGGAAGGCGAAGTATTGTTCGGGACAGCCGATGTTATCATTAACGAATTAACAGTTTTGATGATGCAATACAAAAATAAAGAAGTCCCTAAAGAAGAATTAAACGAAATAATGGACTTAATTATAGACGGAGCAGGAGAGGAGACAGTGCATTGAGCATGCCACCATTACCAAAGCCAATAAATGAATTGGCATTCATACTGGAAAAGTTTGGTTGGGATACCAAGTTTTCAGACTTATCAGAGGATCAAGTACACGTTTTGATCTTTGGATTGCAAGAAGCAGAAAAGTTATCACAGGAGATTCACGTTGCTGAACTTGAACAAAAGTACTTTAAGTCAACGGGCAGCTTCCCATCTACAAGCATCCCCTTTTGATCCTACAGCAGAAGCTATCAAGGCAGCGGTGGACGATGGCATCTTGCGTAACGAATCGAAGCGCGAACGTCGAAAATATCTTGGCGCATCTAGTGTCGGTGACGAATGTAGTCGCAAGATACAGTATCGTTTTATGAACTACCCACAAGATGAGGGGTCAGAGTTTAGCGCACGAACGTTACGCATCTTTCAGTTCGGTCACGAGATTGAAGACTACGCAGCAAAATGGATCAGGGACGCTGGCTTTGACCTGCGCACAGAAGACAAGCAAGGCGAACAATTTGGCTTCTCTATCGCTGATGATCAAATCAAAGGTCACATCGACGGCGTAATATGCGATGGCCCCGTGGAAATGGGATACCCATCGTTATGGGAAAACAAATCCGCCAACGACAAAAAGTTTCAGTCTTTCGTTCGACATGGCGTAGCGAAGGCAAACATAACTTATGCAACGCAGATCGCACTCTATCAAACATATATGGAGTTAACTAAACACCCTGCGCTGTTTACTGTTGTGAATAAAAACACATCAGAAGTTTATTACGAGCTAGTGCCTTATGATAAGGAGTTGGCTCAGAAGGCAAGCGATAAGGCCGTAAATATCTTGACGGCTTCCAAAGCAGGTGACATCTTGCCAAGAGTAGCACAAAGCAAAGACTTCTTTCTTTGTAAGTTCTGCGAGTATCGGGAGACTTGCTGGAAAGGTGAATAAAAAAGAAGGGGCCAGTCCTAGAACTAGCCCCCTAGAGAAGTATTTATGGGTATGAGGACAATATAATGTCATTAAGGGTAGTTGGCAACACAGGATATGGTAGTAACGGAAAAGATTTAGTCGCAGAGATTTCGGAAAGGGTTCCGTCATATGTGCAAATCGAAGCGTTAAAAAATGCATTTCCAAACGGTAAAGTAATCCGAAATGAGTTCTATTTAGGCTCACTGGATGGCGAAGCAGGGCAATCATTAAAGATCGAAATTGATCCAATGAGTCCAAACTTCATGCGTGGCATGGACTTCAATACGGGTGAAGGTATTGGTGGAATTACAAAAATATTAATGAGGGCCAATAACTGGAAGGTTCCAGATGTAGCAGAACATTTCGCGTCTTATCTAAAGCAAGACCGACCAGAGCCACCTATGAATCCTATTAACCCAAGTCTCGCCCAGCAGTTCCCGGTACAAAATCCTGTACAACCCGAACAAGTTAAGCAGCGCCGGGTAATTGATGTAAACACACCGCACGATGGCGAATACTTATACCTATCGGGAGATGGCGAAATCCTCGTCACAGTGCGCAGATACATTGAACGCACCCCAGCAGGGGAAATTGTTCGGGACAGTGACGGCAACGCTAAGAAAGAGTTTCGCCAGTTCCCTCGTCTGCCTGAAACGCGCCCTCTTTATAATCTGCCTGACATCGCGCAATCAGGTCGCATTATTTGGGTAGAGGGTGAAAAATGCGCAGATGAACTTACAAAGATGGGATATACAGCAACATGCACCATTGGTGGTGCAGGAATGCTTTCCCAGAAAACGAAAGATAAGTTCGACTTCTCTCCATTGCAGGGCAAAGAGTTAATCATCTGGCCTGACAATGACGAAGCGGGTCTGAAACTGGCAAAGATTATTCAAGAGTTAGCCCAAAACGCAGGTGCAAAATCAATTACGATGCTAGTGCCGCCAAAGGGTAAACCTAAAAAGTGGGACGCAGCGGACGCAATTGACGAAGGTTTCGACATTGCCAAGTTCCTGAATGCTCCAGTGCATAAGGTTAAAAAGGCTCTATCGCTCAAAAATCCTAGTCTACTTGCCAGTGCGCAGTTTCAAGGTCGCGCACCAGACCAGAAGTTCTTAATCGGTGATACCATTCCACTCGGCGTACCAGTCGTGTTCGCAGCAGCAGGTGACAGCGGTAAAGGCATGATGACGTTAGATCTCGCAATGAAGGTCGCTTCTGGCGAAGGTATGCAGAATGCATTCGGTGGGTTGGTCGCGCATCATGGCACAGCTATCATTCTTTCAGCAGAAGATGACCGTGACGAGCTACATCGCCGGGTCAGCAGGCTAGATCCCCTGAACAAACGTTCGGCTTATGAGCATGACCTTATCGTTGTTCCGCTACCAAACGAAGGCGGAGTGTTCCCAATTATGATGAAAGTGGACAACACCTACGCAACATCTCCAGAGTTTGAAAAGATTTATGAAGAGATGCTCGAAATCGAAGACCTCGCACTGGTCATTGTTGACCCGATGGCATCATTTGTTCACGCAGATGTAAACGCCGATCCCGCAGCAGGTGCAGCTTTCATGGGTCTGTTGGCTCAAATCGCAACCGAAACTGGCGCAACTGTAATCGTCAACCACCACATGGCAAAGATCAGAGACAAAGAGCCGATCACAACGCCAGAAGAAGCGCGGAACCTGATTCGAGGCACATCAGCTATCGTTGATGGCGTTCGTGCAGCGTTCGCTGTCTGGCAAGTCGATGAGGCCACAGCGCGGTCACGCTGCAAAGATATGAATGTACCGTTCACACGCAACGCAGTGTTTGATGGCGCAGTCGTAAAAGCCAACGGCCCTGCCAGTCGTGACATTCGACATTTTGTTCGGAATCAAGACACAGGATTGTTGGAAGATCGTAGTCAAGACATCCGTAACCTCGTAATGTCACAAGTCGTTCGGGATAGGCTCGAATATGTTTATAACATTATCGCAGATCGTGAAGCGCGGGGCATTCCTGTTACTAAGGGCGGTCAGCATGATGGCATTTGGGAAGCAATCAAGACCGCACCACATGACGATATGAATGCAGCTAATCTTAAAACTGTGGGTGAAAGCACAATTAAAAAAGCAGTTACGGCACTGCAAAATGATAATCGTATTGATCAGTTCAAGCGAACCAGAAGCGGCCCACGCAAGTGGCTCGGAGTAGTCGGCGGAACTCTTAATCAAGAGGAAGATATGCTTGACTAACATGGGATAGTGTGGTAATTATCCCAAGTTAATCTAGGAAAAGGAGAAGCTATGATTACGGTATTTGAAGAAAGACAACCAACGCTTGAAGAAGCGCAGCAGATCGTCGGGGGATTGGTCGAAATGGTTCGATCACCAACAAAACCCGATTGGCAAATCCTTGTGAACGAAGAAGGCTTGATCGAAGGTCTGCCATTTAACGAAGAAGCTACAGAGCTATGCGGAACTGGTATCGTCGGGCCTGCGGTTGTTCTCAAGGGCGAAGCCAAATGGACATAAAATCCATTGACACTATAATAAAAACTCTAAAAAGAAAGGCTCATGTTCTTATTTACGATGGTAAGCGCATGGGATTTCCTCATGGAACGCAGCAAGGCGAAGAAATGTTCGCTTTGTTAGAAATGTTAGAACGAGCAGTAAAAAGGCAAAACGATGGTTAACATCTTAGATTCATTTACAAAGCTATACAAAAGACCGCCAACAGAATCCGAAATAGCTAGAATGTTGGAAATGACACGAAAGCAAGAGGGATGGCGCAACAAACAAGACGAACCAAAAGAAGTCGTTAAACCGCGTGAACCAAAAACACCTACAAAAATAAATGATCAAAACGAATACAAATGGCCCAAACGTGCATCTGTTCGGGCTAAACAAGTCAATAGAATGCTAAATGATGAAATTACAATTGAACGCATTGCGCATTATTTAGACGTAAATGTAAGTCAGGTTATGAGCGACATCAGAGCGTGGGATTTACCACAGAAAAAAAATAAATAATTCGTGGGGGCGGCGTTATGGTTTATTTATTT